ACCCCTCTTCTATTTTCTGGTGCTGCGTTTGCAGGTCCTTACGTTAATGTAGAAGCAAGTGGTTCATATCCAGATGGAGCATATGAGTCTGGTACATGGGAATTCCAACTTGGATACGAAGGAACAACTCCTAACGGAATTGACTGGTATGTATCTGGTGGTCCTACAACAACTCATACTGAGTCTGCTGATAAGTTCGGTGACACTGAACTAATCGGTTACATCGGTGGTGGTAAGACACTTACTGATAGTGTAGGAGTTTATGGTGAGTTATCCGCAGCAACTAATGTTGATGACGTAGACTGGGCAGGGAAAGCAGGACTTAAGTACACTTTCTAAACCTTTATACATAATACACAACTGAAGAGACCCACCCATCGGGTCTCTTTTTTATTCAACTAAATTTATGAACTACTATGTGAACTGCACACCTCGGCATATTAAAGAGAAGGAGAATGTCAATATGGACATCCCTACTCAAGATGTCGAGGATTTTCTTTATTATGTTCGTCTCTTAGCAGACGAAAGAAATATTTCATCACGTCGTGCCTTTGGCGAAATGGTCAAAGGTGTTTACCAATCACTTATGGAGAAAGAGTATGACCGTCAAGATCGTAAGAGTCGCCAACGGGGAAGATATAATCGCTGATGTTCAAGAAGCGTACCCAAATAAAGAAGTGTATGCTCCTATTGGATACTTTCTAACTAACCCATATCAGGTTATAATAGAAGCAACAGCGGAAATGCTTTTTGAAGAAGGCACTACTGATGAACCACAAAAGATCAATGATCTAAATCTACAACTGTTTCCTTGGATACCTATGTCAGCAGACAAACGTTGTCTAGTACAGTTAAGTCAGGTTCAAACAATTTACAATCCACACCCAGAGGTAGAATCTAAATGGGTAAAATTATCAGAGGTAGACAATGGCACCAATAAAACTGGTGATACTCAGAAATCTTAATTATTTGATTGGAGAGGTCACAGAATTAGATGAAGAACCATCTTATCTTATAACAGGATGTATGAAAATAGATGGTGATAAGTTCACACCATTTCCATTACATACAGATCAGAGAGATTGTTTCTTGACATCTGATAATATTATGACTATAGTAGATCCATCAAAAGATATAATCACTAATTACAAAAAAGCATTGTGAGCAAAATATACTCTAACGTAACTCTACTGGGCGACTCTATCCTCTGTAGAGGATATGAAAATGGTGAACCAGTATCGTTCAAAGAGATTATTAAACCAGTATTATTTGTTCCCTCTGCTAAAGGTAAATGGAGAACTTTAAAAGGTGAACCAATGACACCTGTTGTACAGGATGGTGCTAGACGTGCTAGAGAATTTATTGATAAGTACAAAGATGTTCAAAACTTTGAGGTTCACGGTTATGAACGTTTTGTTTATCAATGGATCTCTGACAAATATCCAGGTCAATTAAGATTCAATATGAATCATATGAAGATCTATACTATTGATATTGAGGTTGCCTGTGAAAATGGATTCCCTGATGTACAAGCATCACAGGAAGAGATGCTTTGTATAACAATCAAAGATCTTGCAACTGGTAAGTTTATTACTTGGGGAACTCGTGAAGCAAATGTAGAGTCAGAGTATCGTGTGTTCTGGACAGAACAAGAAATGCTTGCTGACTTTCATAAGTGGTGGTGTGAAAATACACCTGATATTATTACTGGTTGGAATTGCAACTTGTATGATATACCTTACATCTGTCGTCGTTTAGAACGTGTCCTAGGAGATAAATGGCAGAAGTCATTGTCACCTTGGAATAAAGTTAATATGAGAGAAGTCTACATCCAAGGACGTAGAAATCTTGCTTACGATATACTAGGTGTTAGTATCTTAGACTATCTTGATCTCTATAGAAAGTTTACATATACTAATCAAGAGTCTTATCGTCTAGAACATATTGCTACAGTAGAACTTGGTGAAGGTAAACTAGATCATAGTGAGTATGAAAACTTTAAAGATTTTTATACAGAGCATTGGCAAAAGTTTGTAGAGTACAACATCAAAGACGTTGATCTAGTTGACAGACTAGAGAAGAAGATGAAACTTCTTGAACTAGCAATAACTATGGCATATGATGCTAAAGTAAACTTTGAAGATGTGTACTCTCAAGTTCGCACTTGGGATACTCTTATATACAATTATCTTAAGGAGAAGAATATCTGTGTTCCACCTCGTCAAGAAAGTGAAAAGAATGACAAATACGCAGGTGCGTATGTTAAGGAACCTATACCTGGGTTATATGATTGGGTGGTTAGTTTCGACCTTAACTCTCTGTACCCTCATCTCATTATGGAATATAACATTTCACCAGAGACTTTGGTTCCCACTAGATACCCAAGTATCTCAGTGGACAAAATCTTAGATGGTGAAATTAGTATTGATAGTGAGTATTGTGTTGCTGCTAATGGTGCACAATATAGAAAAGACATCCAAGGGTTCTTACCTCAGATGATGCAAAAGATCTACGATGAACGTAAGATCTACAAAAAGAAAATGCTTATTGCTAAGTCTGAATATGAAAAGACAGGTAATAAAGCATTACAAGCAGACATATCTGCTTTTAATAATATCCAGATGGCACGTAAGATTCAACTTAATAGTGCTTATGGTGCTATCGGAAATCAATACTTCCGATACTTTAACATCGCTAATGCTGAAGCAATTACATTGTCTGGACAGTTATCTATCCGTTGGATAGAAAACAAAATGAACTCTTACATAAACAAAATTTTAAAAACAAAGGAGGTTGATTATGTTATTGCTTCTGATACCGATTCCATTTATCTTAATCTGGGTTCTCTGGTTGAAACTGTATTCAAGGGCAGAGAGAAAAGCGATCAAAGCGTTCTCAGGTTCCTTGAGAAGGTGTGTGATGTGGAATTTGAAAAGTATATTCAGAATTCTTATGAAGCGTTGGCAACCACTGTAAACGCATATGATCAAAAGATGTTTATGAAGCGAGAGAACATCGCTAACAAAGGCATCTGGACTGCTAAGAAAAGATACATCCTCAATGTATGGAATAGTGAGGGTGTTCAATACTCTGAACCTAAACTAAAGATGATGGGTATTGAAGCAGTTAAATCATCTACACCTGCTGCTTGTAGGACAGCAATTAAAGATGCACTGAAAGTTATTATGAATGGTACAGAATCTGATGTACAAGAATTTGTAGGA